ATGAAATTTTAAGTGAATTCAAAAAGGGCGTAAAGGCTCGTAAGTATAATAGACGATATATTGATCCTGATCGTGAATCAGAAACAGTTATTGCTCCTCGTGTTCCACCTAAGAAAAAAGATGATGTCAAAGAAACTACTGGTGCTCCAGTAGGAAAAATTACCAAGGTAGATCCTGCCACTAAAAAAGCTACTCTAACTAAACCAGATGGCACTACTCAAGAAGTAGATCCAAGTAGTCTAAAACCTACTCCAGATGGCAAGATGCAGATGGATGCTCCTGACACAGACGATTTAACCAATAAAGAAGTTGTCAGCACAGAAGATGCTCTTGCTCCACCAGGAGATAGTCGTAGCCCAATACATGGTGATGAGGATCATGATGAAATGAGCAAATTATTAGTTCATAGATTACGCCGGTTAGCAGGGCTGGAAGAACAAGAACCCGCAGCCAGTAGTGTTCCTCCAGAGCTCACAGTTAACGGAGTATTAAACGATCCTGAAATATCTCCACAGGATAGAGAAGCAATGAAGCAGTTATTAGTTGCTAACCCTGATGGCACTGTAAATATTCAAGGTAGTCTCCGTAATGCTTCTGGTGAATTAATTAGAATGTTGCCACAACTAACTGACGTATTCAAAGAATTATTACAAGATGCCAGTGCTTTTGTTCGCACACCAGAGTTTGCAGAATTAGGTCCGCAGGATCAAACTGCTGTTATAAACATGACCAAAGAGCTGCCTGCGCTAATACAAAAAATGGATCAACAGATTATGTCCATGGCTCAAACACATGATCAAGGATTTAATAAATTAGACAGACAAACTGGACAATACGGTGATGGACAAGTTGAAGAAAGCACTCAAATGCCAAATATTCCACCTATGCCCAATGTCTCCGGTCTTCAACCCGGTCAACAAAAGAATTTGGGTGATGGGCAACGAGTAACAGTGAATAAGGATGGCACAGTAACTCTAAGCGGAGGCTTCGGTGAAGTAACTTATACCGCACAAGGACAGGCAATTACATATAACACACCTAATTTCGGAGGGCTAAGTCAAAAACAAGACTTAGCTACAGGTCATACTACTCAAAGATATCAAGCAGGACCTATGGATATGTCACAAACTAAAGATGCCAAAGGTAATGTAATTGGACATGACAGCACGTATAGAGTGAATCGTGACGCAACAATTAGAGCACAACGACCTGTGGGATCACAAATAACAACTATGACTGGTCAAGGAAATACTCCAGATGCTCAAGCAGATATAGATAATGTTATGGGTGTCCAAGCAACTGCTGATCGTAAAAAAGTAGATCCGCAAAAGTTTGCACAATTCCAGCGTCAAATGCCTAAAGAAAGTGCTGAATTAGAAGCTATGCTGCGTATTGCAGGACTAAGATGAAAGTCAGTGAAGTCTTAAAAAGGTTTACTATCTTTATGACCAATGAAGAGCGTGATATGCTGCCTCGACTAAGACAGCTACGCCCTTTAAAAAGTTTTCCTGAACATGATCAATTCGTAATTGAGGGTATGATTCGTAAAAGTTTGGTAATTAAAATAGGCGAACATAATCCGAAAGTAGTAGCAAATGGTTACAAAGGTTAAAGAACTTAAGAAATATGTAGAACAGGAAGTAGATCGTAGCCTACCAGTTACAGTTCTTCCTGATAATAGTTTAGCATATAAAAAGTTTAGAATTAAGCGTGAACAAGATAAATGGAATTTAAGATATATTAAAAGCCAAGACGTGATCGATAGTTTTTATACTAAAAGTTCAGCACTATTGGCAGCAAAGTTTTATGAACATAATAATTTCAATTTGTATGTAGGCATAAAAGACTTAGATAGAAAATATTATTACAATAACGTAGACATAGATATATACAAAGAACAGATAAAACGAACTCAAGATCCTATAAAACGAGAGATACTTTATAATAGATACGACCTTAGTGAACATAGATCCAGACTATTCAAAGAGAAAATCGCCTCAGAGTTCAAGACACATTTCTGATAAATAAAAATAGATCCTTTAGGAATTAAAAAATGCAGATTAGAGACCTTTCGCATCCAAAGACCAGTAAAACACTTAATGAAAGTATGGCTAAAAAGTTTGGCTATAGATTAAACCTTGATGGCTTTACCTTAGAACAGTTACAGGTAGCCCGTGATCGTGTTATGGATAAAATTGCCAGCTTTGAAAGCAGCAAAGAATTTGATGCTGTTTATGAAAGCAATGACTACCATAAAGATCGTATGTTCTTAGATGTGTTAACCACAGCAATTTCAGAACGTAGTCTTAGCAAGGACGAAGAAGGCAAACGTGAAAAATATGTTAAAGGCATGAAGAAAGTCAAAGGCGACTTTAAGAAACGTTACGGTGATCGTGGTGAAGAAGTAATGTATGCCACAGCCACTAAGATGGCTAAAAAAGAAAGTTTAGAAGAGGCTATGCAGGTTTTACGTTCAGCATTAAATCGTAGAACTTTGCGTGAAGGCGAAGAAGAAAAGGCTGCTCTAATTATGAGCGCAAGAGACATGGTAGATAAGATCACAGGTTGGCTTGAAGATGTAGCCAGCTTAAAGTCTGAAACCATGTTAGAATTAGTAGACTCTATAAGAGACGAATTAGGTAGCGAAATAAGCGGACAATTTGCAGGTAAAGTAAAGCCGGCATTAGATGAAATTTATACCTGTTTAGAAGGCAATCGTCAAACTCTAGCACAGGCAGTGGCAGTACTAACAGGCGAAGAAGCACCAGGAACAGGCGAAGGTGCACCAACACCAGCTCCAGGCGAAGACATGGCAGCTACTATGGGCGCAGAAGAGTTTCCTTCAGGGGACGAATTTGACGCAGCTGAACCAGCGACTGGCGGAGTTGAAATGGCAGGTCGTGCCAAGCGTGAGTCAGTTGAATACAGCCGTAGATTAGGCACTATTCTAAGTTCAAAAAAAAACTAACTGAAGGTGCGGATAATCTTATCCGCATCTTACTCCAACTACGCAACCAAGCTGATGCCAAGCAACAATTGGCTACTTATACTTGGGATCAGATATCCAATATGCTGCGTAATGTAAGTGGCATACACATGGACTACGAAACTTTTAAAGCAGAATATGACAGCATTCCTCAGTTAAAGAAAATAGTACATAACTTTGACGGGCAAGGTATCACGTTGAAAACAAAGGAAAAGCCAGAAGCTACTGCCAGTCAAGGACAGAGTAATATAATGAACACTGCTAAAAAAGCCGCAGCGAAAACTCTACAACAGCCAGGTTGACATATAAGTATAAGTCATATACAATATATAAATTATGACTTTACTTGTATCCAAATATAATTATAAACAACTTAGCAGAGATGATTCATCGGGGCGTAGATTATATGCCACCCCAGATGGTAATCGTGTGCCCAGTGTAACCACAATCTTAGACAAGACTAAACCAGCAGAAGCCAGAGAAGCATTAGCAAACTGGCGTAAAGCGGTTGGTGAAAAGAAAGCTCAAGAAATCACTACAGAAGCAGCGGGTAGAGGCACTCGTATGCATAAGTTCTTAGAAGATCATATCAAGGGCATTCCTCTAAAAGAATCAGTAACTAATCCTTTTGCACAGCAGAGCTTGGATATGGCTCGTATGGTAATCGCACAAGGGTTCTGGAAAGTAGATGAAGTATGGGGCAACGAAGTTCCTTTATATTTTCCAGAGCTATACGCAGGAACTACCGATTGTGTTGGATTACATCAGGGTGATCCTGCTATATTGGACTTTAAGCAGACTAACAAACCTAAAAAAGAAGAATGGATTGAAGATTATTACTTACAACTGACTGCCTATGCTCTGGCACATAACGAAGTCCATGGCACTGATATTAAAAAAGGTGTAATTTTGATGTGTAGCAAGGACATGCAGTATCAAGAATTTGAATTAAGACCACAAGATTTTAATATGTGGGTTGATCGTTGGTGTGCTAGGGTAGAACAATACTATAAAATCAGCTAAATATCCAAAAGAGGATATTTTATGGCTGTAGTTCAAATTAGTCGTATTCAAATACGCCGTGGGCAAAAAAATCAAGGTACAGGTCTACCACAATTAGCTAGCGGAGAAATGGCCTGGGCTATAGATAGTCAAGAGTTATTCATAGGCAATGGAGCTATAAGTGAAGGAGCACCTGCTCTTGGTAACACAAAGATTATAACGCAGAAAGATAATCTATTGGATATAGCTAATCAATATAGATATAAAAAAAATAATCCTTTAGTTCTTGCTCCTGTGGTAAGAAATTTGTCGGAAAGGCTAGATGATCATGTATCTAATTTAGCCTATGGAATTTTACCCAACGGTAATGATATGACTTCTGAGCTACAATATGCTATAGATAGTTTATGGATATCAAATAGGGCAGAAAAAGTAACTTTAGAATTCTTGCCAGGAACTTTTAAAATTTCGTCTACCATATATATTCCTAGCTATGTTAGCATTCGCGGTTCTGGAAAAGGAAAAACAATTTTTGAGTACTTAGGAAATAATGGCCCTGTATTTAAATTTATAGATGATCGTGCTACAACTATTAATCGTAACGTGAACATAGATAATTTTTTACACCAACCAAAACACATAGAATTAAAAGGATTCACCATAAAAGTGAATGAGTCCGATACTGCCTGCTTTTTATTAAATTCTGTGAGAGATAGTAATTTCGAAGATATAGAGGTAATTGGAAACTTTGATTGGTTTACTGGGCAAGATAGTACAATTCCTATTGTAGATCAAAATTATGCTTTTAATCTTGAATCATATTCAGAAGCAGTCAGCTCTAAGAATAATCATTTTAAAAAGATTAAAATAAGCCGTTATGTTTACCCATTTGTTAGTAAGCATGATATCATTAACAATGTATGGGATGATTGCGAAATAATAGAATCGAAATTTGGATTTTTATTCGGGCAAGGAACTGACACTTTTCAATTAGGACAAAGATTCGGACCTAGACGTAATATAATAAAAAATTCTTTTTTTACAGATGTTAAGGAAAACGGAGTTTTAATTGTTAAAGGTTACGGAAATCAAACAAATAATAATGTTTTTGTAAATGTAGGCAATGATGGTGCTGGGAATATGGTTACTGGAGACGGTAGTAGTATAATTAAATTTGTATCACCAGGCAATTTGAGCTGGGGAGATATTTTTGATAGAGCCTATAATAGCGAATTTGATGGAGTTGAAATCAATACAGGGTTAGCTGCTGCTAATTTTAATCGTAGATATTATCCAGAAGTATCAGGTAGTACAAACTTTCTTAATCAAGCTAGCACCCACTTAACAATTCCGGTAGCATTTAATTCTATGCTGTTTAGAATACCATTTGACGAAAATTGCACTATTATTGTTACCTATTTATTAACTATTTTTCCTTTGGATCAAAGCAGGTCTGGAAAATTAATTATATCAGTAGATAATAACTTAGATAAAATAATCATGACCGAAGAATATGATTATATGGGTAATCCGTTATATGAAAGTAATGTAGTTTTTTCAGTCGAATTAGGTACAGGAGTGGTTAATATCTACTGTAAACATGTTAATGGTGCCTACCCAGCTGATTTTAGCTATACTTATCAAATTTTAAGTAGTTCATAATTATTTGAATTATTTCAGTGTTGACTTATTAAAATAAGAGCGTATAATAACCTTGTTAAAGATGATAAGTTAATATATTCAAAAAGAAAAAGAGAGTGGGCTAGAAGGCTCTCAATAAATATTGTTTCTAAAAAATCAATCATCTTGTAGAGAGCATTATGTCACAAATTACTGTAATTAAAAGAAATGGCAATAAAGAAGAACTAACAATAGAAAAATGGCAAAATCAGATAACAAAAATATGCAAAGGAATAGCAGATGTAAGTCAAAGTATGATAGAAATTAAGGCACAACCTCATTTCTATAATGGTATTACTACAAGAGACATTGATGATTTAACCTTAAGGGCTATCGTAGATCTAATCGACGTAGAGCATAACCCAGATGTAGGACATACTAACTATCAATATGTTGCCGGCAAGCAGCGTCTTAGTATGCTGCGTAAAGACGTCTATGGTAGCTATGATGTGCCTCATTTATACGACATAGTTAAACGTAATGTAGAGATAGGTCTCTACACTCCAGAACTGCTTGAATGGTATAGCGAAACAGATTGGAATAAAATGAACGATATGTTGGATCATGAAAAAGATGAGAAATATAGCTATGCCGCTATTGAACAACTTATTGAAAAATATCTAGTTAAAAATCGCAGCACGAAAGAAATATACGAAACACCACAAGTTCGTTATATGATTGCTGCTGCCACAGTGTTCCATAAAGAAGAACCTAATAGTGCTAGAATGAAGTATATAAAGGAATATTACAATGCTGCCTCCGATGGTCTTTTCACTCTTGCTACTCCTGTGCTGGCTGGGCTTGGCACTCCAACTAAACAGTTTAGCAGTTGCGTTCTTATCCGTAGCGATGACGACCTTGATTCTATTTTTGCTAGTGGAGAAATGATGGCTAAATATGCCAGCAAACGTGCTGGCATTGGCTTGGAGATTGGTCGCCTACGTCCACTAGGTAGTCCTATCAGAGGTGGTGAGATCATGCATACCGGCATGGTTCCTTTCCTTAAAAAATGGTTCGGTGACCTACGTAGTTGTTCACAAGGAGGTATTCGCAATGCTTCGGCTACGGTTTTTTATCCCATATGGCATCATCAGTTTGATGACCTTATCGTTCTTAAAAACAACCAAGGTACAGAAGAGACCAGGGTACGGCACATGGACTATGGTGTCGTTTTATCTGCATTCTTCTGGCGTCGCTTTAAGAACAAGGAGAACATTACGTTCTTCGACCCTAATCAAGTACCTGACCTTTATGAAGCCTTCTATAAAGATACTGCCTTATTCGAAGAACTATATGTAAAATACGAAAAGCAGTCTGGTCTACGCAAGAAGACTATGAGTGCAGAAGAAGTTTTTAAGAGTGGTATACTAAAGGAGCGTACTGATACAGGTAGAATTTATCTAGTATTCATTGACAATGTTATGAACCAAGGGCCCTTTGATCCTGAATATCATACCATCTATCAAAGTAATTTATGTTGCGAAATATTACTGCCCACTAAGCCCTTTAAGCGTCTGGATGATGACAGTGGTCGAATAGCACTATGTACACTAGGCTCGATCAATTGGGGAGAATTTAGAAACCCAGAAGATATGCGTCGTGCTTGTCGTATACTACAGCGTAGTTTATGTAACATTCTTGACTACCAAGATTTTCTTAGTATTCAAAGTAAACTAAGCAATGATGAAATACAACCACTAGGCATTGGTGTTACTAACCTAGCCTATTGGCATGCCAAGCGTGGACTGAAGTATGGAGACAAGGACGCTCTTGCTGAAGTTAAAAGCTGGATGGAGCATCAGGCCTACTACCTAACAGAAGCCACAGTAGAGTTAGCCAAGGAACGTGGACGATGTGCAGATAGTGATAGAACAAGATACGGCCAAGGCATTTTTCCTTGGGAACTAAGAGCCAATGCTGTAAATGAACTTACAGACTTCACTCCAGAACTAGACTGGGAAACACTCAGAGTAAGTATGAAACAATATGGTGTTCGTAATGCCACACTAATGGCTATTGCTCCTGTTGAATCTAGTTCTGTTGTTATCAATAGTACTAATGGTATTGAGATGCCTATGAGTTTGATCAGTACTAAAGAAAGCAAAGCAGGTTCATTCACACAAGTTGTTCCTGAATATCAGAGATTAAAGAACAAATATCAACTTATGTGGGAACAACAGGATTGCGTAGGCTACATCAAGACTGCTGCTGTTCTTGCTGCTTATGTGGATCAAAGTATTAGTACTAATACATTCTATAATCCTGCATTCTTTCCAGACCGTAAGGTACCGACTACACTTATAGCCAAGAATCTAATGCAGGCACATCGTTGGGGCTTAAAGACTTTTTATTATAGTTTGATCAACAAGGCAGGTGCAAAAGCTGTAGAAGAGCCTAAGATTAATGGAAACCACAGTATTCAATTTAACGGATATGAAGTAGAATTAGAGGAAAACTGCGAGAGCTGCGTATTATGAGCAAACAACAATATAACCTATATACACCAACAGACTATCTACAACGTAAGATGTTCCTTGATCCATCAGGTCCCGTCACTATACAGAGATTTGAAGAAGTCAAATATAACAAACTTGCGGACTTTGAAAAAACAGCAAGAGGATTCTTTTGGGTGCCAGAAGAAATATCATTGACCAAAGATGCACAGGACTTTAAAGATGCCAGTGATGCCATCAAACATATCTTTACCAGTAATCTACTACGTCAAACAGCATTAGATAGCCTACAAGGACGTGGTCCAAGTCAAATCTTTACACCAGTAGTATCATTGCCCGAATTAGAGGCTTTGGTCTATAACTGGACATTCTTTGAAACTAATATTCATAGTCGCAGTTATAGTCACATTATTCGTAATATCTATAACGTGCCTAAAGAAGTATTCAATACCATACACGATACAGCAGAGATAGTAGATATGGCCGCAAGTGTTGGCAAGTACTATGATGACTTGCACAGATTAAATTGTTTGAAAGAAACTACTGAATCTCCAAGTGTTCCATTTCTTGAACAAGATCATATCAAGGCAATTTGGCTAGCACTAAATGCCAGTTATGCATTAGAAGCATTCCGCTTTATGGTATCGTTCGCCACAAGCCTTGCCATGGTAGAGAATAAAATCTTTATTGGTAATGGCAATATTATCAGCCTAATCCTACAGGATGAACTATTACACAAAGGATGGACGGCTTGGCTTATTAATCAAGTGGTCAAAGAGGATCCAAGATTTGCCAAGGCCAAACAAGAATGCGAGCAAGAAGTATACGCCTTGTATATGGATGTAATACGTGAGGAAAAGGCTTGGGCAGACTATTTGTTTAAGAAAGGTCCTGTTATCGGACTCAATGCTGCCATCCTTAAAGACTTTGTAGATTATACAGCGGCAGGTGCCTTGAAGGATATTAACATCAAGTATCATGCCCCACATCCAAGGAGCACTCCAATACCTTGGTTCAACAAACACAGCGATACCAGTAAGAAACAAACTGCCTTGCAAGAGAATGAATCGACTAATTATGTTATTGGCGTAATGAGTGATTCAATAGATTATGAAGAGCTACCCACACTATAAGGAACATATATGGCAAAAATACACGAAGAAGTTGTTGTAATAAAATTGAGTACCTTGGTTAAAGATACAGATTCAGCAGGATACCTAGCCACTACTGAGTTAATAGATGCCCTAGTCAGTGTAGCAGAAGAATTATCAGGACAGGGAGTGGTAGTAGAAGCGGAGGTAGCAGAATGAAAGCTATAATTTGGTCAAAATATCATTGCCCTTATTGCGACAAAGCCAAAACACTGTTAAAGATGAAAGGTGTTGAGTTTGAAGAGCGTAAAATAGGTGACGGTTATACCAAAGAAGAGTTACTGGAAGCAGTGCCAAATGCTCGAACAGTTCCACAGATTTTTATTGACGATAAGTTAATTGGTGGTTATACAGAATTAGAAAGGTATTTTAAAGAGGCAGCATAATGTTATTGGAAAAAACAAAATTTAAAGAAGGCGACATTATTAGTTTAAAGCTGATTAGTGGCGAAGAAATCATTGGTAAATATATCAGCGAGGATATAGAAGATATTGTAATTAAGAGTCCGATCATGTTAGCAATGACTCCAAAAGGACCAGCACTGACTCCTATGATGGTTACTGTTGAAATAGATCAGGAATTTAATATTGCTAAAAGTGCAATAATTCTTAGAGGAAATACTGTTAAAGATGTCGCAGATCAATTTACATTTCAAACTACAGGAATACAGCCCGTGAGTGCTGGAAGTATTATAAGATAAAATTGATATGAAGGGTGAGTTTGTGTTTATAATTAATGGAGAAACTAAAACATTTACAGATTTTAGAGATATTCCAGATAAATTTGATCATGTAATTAAATTCATCCCTGAAGTTCCAGATGGCCCGCATACAGAAGAGCAACACAACGAAATAGATTCTTGGAATAAAAGATTTCAAGAAATCATGGATAAAGAACGTGCCCGCAGTAACTAGAATCGGTGATGCAGATGTAGCACATTGCTCGGGTATGGTGAGAGCCGTAGGAAGTCCTAATGTTTTCGCTAATAATATTCCAGTAAGCAGACAAACTGATGTTAATACAGTACACCTATTACCTGGAGGCAAATCATGCCCAGCTCATGCAGCACCAATAGCATCTGGCAGTAGCACTGTTAAAGTGAACAATCTAGGATGTGGACGAATAGGTGACAGCATTTCAGGGTGTACTGCTGTGGCTGCTGGTTCACCAAATGTCTTTGCTGGCGGATAAAAATATTATATAATATACTGATGAATAGTATAGAAAAAATATGGGCTCGTGCCACTGGACATCTTATGGGAAAAACAGACGATGATCGTCCTGATATTCCTATACTCACTGTAAAAGAAGCTCGTATAGCATTATTCTTAAAAACTTTTTGGGTAATAATCCATGTAATCACTTGCTGTTTCATAATCGCCAATGTTATAAGGCACTGGTAATAATTATTATACAAAGGAGACACTTATGTCACAAAATAGATTTCAAGATTTCGCAAAATTA